GCCCCCTTAAGGGCATCCGCAGGTTTAGGTGAACCTGAAACCACATGCTGAGACATCAAACTCTCTGACATAGTGTTAGTACGTCAGTAACCTGCTCCTGTCTAACGGTTTCCGGCATTGCCGGAGGCCGTCTCGTTCTGATCGGTCGGCAATAGGCTTTACGCTTGCGTATACCTACCCGGCCCAGAGCGGGATGGCTGGGCGGGGCTCTACCATTTTGGTATCCCCTCCCCTCTAACCGACTGCTCTGGAGTTGTTATGCGAACGAAGATTGCATTTGTTCTTGTAGATGGGTACCACCGCGCTCTGCAAAATGGCTCGCCTCTTTCTGAGTCGGACTATCCGCAATTCGTAGGAGTTCACACCACCAAGTCAGACGTCGTGAGACTTCCCTATCGGGACCTAATTAAGGCCCAAAAGGATGCGTCAACGTGTCCGTACCGCGCCGCAGTGCGTGACTGTACGGTTACCAGCTTTGCCACTGGCAAAGAGTGGAGCAATTACAACTTCGTCAACGTTGAAATACGTGACCTTTTCCGAGGCATCTATCCAGGTATGCTTGAAGACATACCAGAGCCTTTGGAGGCGGATTTCCGCCAGTTACGAGCGGTTGCTCGCAGCCGTTTCACTAGCGCTATACGGCAAAAGCGCACTGAGTTCTCGGGTCCAACCTTTCTCGGTGAAATGAGAGAGACGATCCAGTTCATCAGAAAGCCAGCAGTCCGGATCATCAAAGAGATTGATGAGTATCTCCTCCTTGCCGCTCGAGCACGCCGCACGATCAATCGTGGGTTAAGCTTTACCCGTTGGGTAGCGAAATGGGAGTCTATCCTCGCGAATCTCTGGCTGGAACTGTCGTTCGGGGTTAAGCCTTTACTGGCTGATATGCGAGACCTAGGGCATGCCCTAGGCAGGATGTACGAGCCTCGTTGCTCGGACGTCGTGCGTGGGCAGCATAATGAAACAAAGCTGATCCACCTCTCAAATAGTCCCTCGCTGGTTAGCCCTGCCATGCAGGTGAGAGTTAACTGGACCATCGAGCGTAAGCTCGGTTGTACAGTTTACGGTCGGTTGAAAGCCGACGCGGAAGTGCCACAGAGCATGTCCCGCATCACCGATTTGCTTGGTTTCCGGTTCGAAAACTTTTTTCCAACCGTTTACGAGCTTGTTCCTTTCTCGTGGTTAGTTGACTACTACACTAATCTCGGCAAGCTCCTTGAGTCCGCCTGCACTGATACATCGGGTGTGGCGTGGTCTAATGAAGTCCTTTGGCTTCGAGACAAGATGAAGATATGGGCAAAGCTCGAGCCCCGTCCCTTTGCAGAAACCGGCTTGTCCGTGTTTCGACTTGGGGATGACACCTGGGGAGAGGCTGAGAAGACTCTTAATTGGGTCTATAGGGACGTGTCTAAGACATTAATCCCTCCTCTAACCTTTTCCCTTCCCGGCTTACCTGGGCAGTTGTTAAATCAACTCGCGGTCACTTTACAAGGTGCGAAAGCGCTCGGTAGACCGCCTCGGCTTAGGGATTAGTCTTGACGAACTTTCGGAGTTTCTTGTATGACATTCTCCCTCACTTCGCCGGTCACCGGCGCCGCACAGACCGGTCTCACGTCGCCCACTTACTCGGTGGCTGAGACGCAAGGGGTCGATACGAACGTCAAATCCTATGTGGTAACCGCGCTTGGCGGCACCCAGACGGGCGTGACTTCGCACTCGGCGAGTTCTCCCTTCACCATTTCGGCCTCCGTGCCGAAGCAGTTCCGGTCGCTCGGGGTTCCCAACCCCAGCACAGGCGTGATTCCTTCGATTCCGAACAACACCTATAAGGTGCGGACGTATAAGGGCACGACACCGGCGACGGGCCAGCAGGTCCGTCCCTTCATCATCACGACCGAATTGCCGGTTCCCGCGGGCAGCGATGCCAACGATGCGGCAAACATTCGGGCAGCAATCTCGCTGCACATCGGTTCACTGACCCAGTTGGCCGCTCAAGTTGGCGACCTGACGACGTCGGGTACTCTCTAGTCCCGGGGCCTTCGCCTCAGTAACCTTTCGTTCAATGCCCTCACGGGCGATGGAGTAAGACTTTGTATCCCTACGAGGAACTTAAAGTTATACTGCACAGGGATCTTGACTCGCACGAAGGCTCCCACATTCAAAATGTGGCCAAGCTCTTCCTCAAGCAATCCTTCTTCGCTAAGTTATCGCCTGGAGGCTTAACCGACCTCCAGAAATCAAGAGCCTTAGAAAAGTTCTTGGCGATGAATTCGCGCTGCGGGTATCAGCCGGAGTTTCTAACCGACCGTGTGCGTGAGATGGTCCTGTACTTTAAAGGGTACATGACCAAGGTCCTCACCGATGCAATTGGTGAGCGGAGTCCTTTCGAGTTAATAAGAGGTCGACTTGCAATTGGACCAGGGTCCAACGCTGGCGTTGAGTCGGAATCCCATTACACTAAGTGTTTTGGGGGCCCGCTGTCAGCGACTAATCCCTACCTGTTGAAGTTATATCAGACCTGTACGTCTTTTAGTGACACTTGGCAAGAGGCTGAAAAATGCCGACTCGCTCATTGCGATGCGCTAAAGATCGTCCCTGGAAATGTCCTTTTCTTTGTACTTAAAAACATTGACATTGCTAGGACAGCGTGTACCGAGCCCCTTGTGAATCTGATGGTTCAGATGGGAGTAGGGACCTTCATCACAGATGATGTTCTCCCACGTCTCGGCATACGACTGCGTACCCAACAGTTTCTTAATCGAGCTGCTGCGCTCATGGCCTCGGCCAATAAGCGAATGGGTACGATGGATCTCAGTTCTGCCAGTGACCTGACTTCCTGGTTGCTGGTTCAGGACAGCCTTGCGGCTGTCCCGGGTCTGCTGGGCTTGATTCGCTCATGCAGAAGCCCTGTTACCGTTCTTCCAGACGGTTCAACAGTAGAGCTGAAAATGGTTAGCTCGATGGGTAACGGTTTTACCTTTCCCCTAGAGACCCTGATCTTTGCCTGCGCGGTTAAGGCCGCCTACGCTATTAACGGCTTGCCAAATAGCGACGGTGGCCGGGATTTCTTCGTTTTCGGTGACGATATTATCTGTCACCGCGAGGCTTTTGAGGACTGCAAGCAGCTTCTCCAATACTTCGGGTACTTGGTCAATTTGTCCAAGACCTTTAACGAGGGACCTTTCCGAGAGTCTTGTGGAGTCGATGCCTGGGAAGGCCACGACGTCCGAGGGGTTTTCATCGAATCCCTAGAGACCGATGCTGAAGTTCACTCTGCCTTTAATTTGCTGGCCCGCTGGGCCGCTGTCCACAACATACCTTTAACAGGGACGCTGGAGTACCTCTTACGAGGACGTAGGCGTAGGTATGTGCCCTTCTCTGAAGAAGAGTGCGCTGGATTTAAGGTCCCTTCTTCCGTATTTAACGGTCGATCGGGGATCTATGGCAGACGAGAGTACCGCCCCCTTAAGAATATCGGGGCGCGAGTGAACTTGACGAGGTATCTCACCGTCGATGAAGACGGCGTGATCTCCGGCAATCCTGCCGGTGCTGAGTACTCCTTTGTACTTGGGTATATCTTGTCGACGACCACCGGATGGATTGTGCCAGTCCGTCCGCATGAGCCTGAAAAGCTCTGGTTTCCTAGGAGCCAATTCACCTTCTGGTGGGACTGGTGTCCTAGGTTCAACCCCGCAGAACTTCTAACGGAATTTTGGTGGCTTGAAGACCGCCACCGATTCGTGTTAGACGAGGTTGCTTTCGAACGTTGGAAGACGTTCGTGGCTTGGGCTGTGCACTAGGCAGCCCAATACGGGTTAAATCCCGCGCCCCCCATAAAACCAGCTTTGCATGGGG